CTTTGGGCCTCGCGCTCTGGATCAAGAGAGAATTAGAGGATTCAATGGCTGAACTCGACAATTCTCTTGCTTTGGCACTTCAAAGCACCGTCGAGAAACTGACAGGTGAAGGCGCGGTGGCGTTTGAAGCACCCAACCCCATTCAAGCGGCCCTCGGTCAAGTGTTAATGTCGATTGCACAGCAGAAAATGAACACAGTAGAGGCCACGATCACCCCGCGGGGCGAGGACGGGACATTCAAGGGGTTAGAGTGAAGTTATATTAGCGAGGTGTTTCTTAACACTCGATATGGCACGCAGAAAGGGCAAGGCAAAACGCCGACGCTCAAAGAAATATTTCAATTTGTTCGACTTCGCGGTTGCGTATGGCAACTTAGCGATCATAACCCAAGGCACCCTCGGCTCAGGACCCGTCGAAGCCGTAACCGGAGCGTATGACATAGGAATGAGCAGGACGCAGGATGCCGGCCTCGGTCGCGGATCGCAGATGCTTCAAATGACTGGTGCTTCTCAAATCAGTCTAGCCGACATAATGAACGCGCCCTCGCTGAGTTTCGACCAGATAACTCAGAACGCTCGCTCCAATGCTGTACCTATGGCACTCGCCGCGGTGACCTTCAATGTCGGTGCTGGCGTTTTCAAGAAGATCATGAGAAAGCCCTTCACTCAGGCTAACAAACTGATCAAGCCTTTGGGCCTCAACGTACGGATAGGGTGATTGAATGGCAACGAACACCGTAACCGGAATCCTCGTCTGCTCTGACGGAACGAATATTCCTCTCAATGCTGAAATCGCAGAGGGAACAGAAACCAGTTTGACCACTGATGTGGTATATACCTCGACAGCGATTCAAGTCGGTGACTATGCGATAGGGAAGACCGTGACTCACGGGCTGATTCAGTTTTTGAACGGCTTTCAATACGCCTACCTACTTCGCCAAGGAATTGTGCAAAGTGTCATCCCGTGTTGCGTGAACGGTGCCTCGACTGCAACCCCCCGCCTTTGGGCTCCTGTCACCTTACAGGCCGGTGATTTGCTTCGTGTAATGAATCAGACCGCCGCGGATCGCGGGGCCGCCCTTTGTTATGTGACTAATCGCGGTACTCAGCGAATCGCTACTGTCACCCCTACCGGAGGGGCCACCAACGCTCTAACCGATCTTCAGACTGGAAACAGCATTGGTGACACTGTCCAAGGGCAGACCTTGGTTTCTGCTTGGTTCACTAGCGTGGACTCTGGACTCATCGAGACTCCCGGCGCTGTGATCGTTGACGCTCTGGGCAACGTCGTCGGTTCCGTGACCAATACCGACCCCGCCACTCAACAAGCAGTCGCTTCGGATGTGAACGCCCCGGTGAACTTGAACTTCGTCGCACAGTACCTTACTTCGGCATAGGTGGCAGGGCTATGGCGAAGTTAACTAAGGCGAAAGCCCGAAAGAGGCTAGCGGAATCAATTAGAAAGGTTCGCCGAGTGATGTTATGGCAGACTATGGGAGATGCGACTAATCCCATCAATAGTAAAGATTGGACTGATTTGAATACTGTTTGTCGCACGCTGGAACGAATAGTAAAGAAACTTCGGTGAGTGAATGCCGCTTCCAGATGCCCCGGCGCAGTCGCCTAGAGTGTACAAACTGCTCAAGAACACTACGCTAGAGAACCTCACAGACGATGATTTCATTCTTGTTGCTAATCCCATCTCACTGGAATTATTGAATGAAGATGAACTCCGCCGGATTTTACTCATTCAACTCGCGCGCCTGACAGTTAAACAGGAATGGAACGGACTTCTAGGGTGATTGAATGCCGCTTCCAGACGCCTCTAAGAAGTCTCCAAGAGTCTACACGCTGTTGCAAAACACCGATTTGGACAATGTAACCTTCGATAATGTGCAGGCGGTAGGCAATCCGATAGCAATCGAAGAGGCTAACGAGGATGAAATGCGGAGATTAGTCCTCGTCAACCTGTGTAGACTTGTCACAAGCGGCGAATGGAACGGGCTTCTTACGGCAGGCTCCGATCCTGCATTCAGTCCAACAATGCTTCAATCGGCTGGTGTTGATGAAGGATACACCCAGTATTCGATCTTGACTTCCGCCCCTATGACCGGCTATGCTACTTCGACCGGGGGTAGTGCCGCCGACATCCCGTATTATTTTCAATTCGTATCTTCACAAACCGGCACGGTTGCCAGCCTGTCAATTGATGTTCAAACGGCATTTTCAGGCACGGAATGGGATGTCGGAGTTTATTCAATCAATTCGGCAGGTGCGCCGGATGAATTGTTAGCGGAAGCGACCTTTGACATGTCATCGACGGGTTTGGTTACTCAAGGCACACTCAGTGACACCCTGTCGTTAACTCAAGGCTCGTCCTACTGGCTTGGCTTCACCAGAAGCGCAACAGGTGGAGGGGTGGCGAAGGCTTGGGGATCTAATGGTGCCATCGCAGTGGTAGGAGCCGACCGCAACAATGTGAACAGCGTGTCGAATATACTCTACTCGCTTGATTCTCAAACATTACCCGCGACCTTGGCGGCTGATGACTTGAAAACAGCACAATCAGCGGTATTGCCTCTAGTCGGGGTTATTTGGGATTGAGAAAATGTATTCAAGAAATTACCGAATTTTTGAGGGAAAGACCCTCATCGAAGAAGGTCAACATGATGTCGACTGGGATACTATCAGGCACCGCCGTGATTCCGCGCTCAAAGATTCAGACTGGCGCGCTGTAAAGGATCGCGTCCTTCCTAACGAGTGGAAGGATTACCGACAGGCTCTCCGAGATTTACCTCAGAACTTCGACTCAGCAAATGACGCCGCAGACCATTGGCCCCAGTCACCGGAGTGAACCGATGGCGAAGCGTCCACCTGACAAGGTCATTGAGTATCGAATATCACTCCAAGATTACGAGCGAGATATGTTCAGTTCGGCAATCGGTGCCTATCAGATGAATCGGATTGCCACCCCGATCATCAATCTGATGAACGATGTGACAGGGATGGTCGTCTTCCTAACCATTCTCGCAGCGGTGGGTGTCACTGGTGTGACCTTCACCTTCTTGACTGCCATGTTGACCACTGACTCAAGCATGGCCGAGGTCATCGACGCCTTCTTCACCCAGAGAGATCAAGCCATAGCCGCCGGGGCGACAGTCGGGGTATTCGGTCTAGGAAGCCCAATCACGGCTCAAATCCTCTCTATGTTCGGTTTAATGCCCGAATCTGAGGGCGGCGGCGGCGGCGGTGGCAGTTTTTAGTGGAAATGACCCGTAAGTGTGGGGGTATTCGCTCACGATTTGGGGCCGTCGGTCCCTCAATCAGTCCAAAACAAGGTTTTGTTCTCACAGCAGAACGGATGCGGCGCGGGAAAAATCACGGCGTCGACTGCGAAAACATGCTTGCATTGAATACAAATTAACCTCACTCGCTCGCCTCCGCTCGGTATGCCTTGAGATCTCTTTCTAGTTCCCGAATATATCTCTCTCTCGTCCTGACTTGATGCCATAGCCCCTTGAGGTTACTCGGGCCGTTCTCTTCGTAGAAGACAATGGCCGCACTGGTGTTAGCACTCTTCATCCTAGAAGGCCAGCGTGAGCGTATCTCAAATGCCGCATCGGAGAGGGTCGCTGAAATTAGGTGCATTATTCCATCACCTGTGCTTCTCATAATGAATGAAATAGCAATGAGAGCATATTGTCATATCTTCTACATCGGCTTCGTTATCGCATTCTTCAACTATACATTGGGTCATTCAACTCGCCTCCTTCAGGAAGACATCTAGGAGCCTTCGACAGTGTGGACACGGGATAGTTACCTCAAATGTCCTTGTCTGGGCTGGTGTGTCGTCTATGGCCTTCATTCAATCACCACAGCACTTCACTCGGCTCCGTGCATTCAGCGCATATAGTCCAATACGACACCGATTTCTTTTCTTTCTTGCATCTCTTGCACTTCATGGTTCTCATTCAATCACCTCGCCATCAGCAGCCATTTGTTCTAATGTTTCAATCAATTGATCCACCGTCTGCACATCAAAGAACCAATCTTCGTCATTTGCATATTCCTGTCGCTGTAATGCTTCAATACCTAATTTCACTAATTCCGGGTTCATTTTATCACCTGTGGAGGATCGGCGTTCAGTGTGGATGCACTCATGGACCGACCCTCCGAATTGAGCAGGTCTGGTTTTACTTATTAATAATCCGGTTGGAGGTATACGTCATGTTGGCTTCTGGGGCTGCCGCCCCATCGCCACACCACCTCCCGCCGGCAATGACTAGCCCACTTTAGCCACCGGCTATCAAGATTCTCTAGTATTTTGAATGAAATCGGACGATGAAGGAAGGTATATGGGCGGTAGACTCCCGGTATAGGGACATGGTA